AAGTCATAATCCGTAAAATTCGAGTTGGATTGTAAATATTGTTTAAGTGTTTCTTTAATCTGGTCAAAATCCAGACTTGTAAAATTTAATAGTGCCATTTATCGTGATGGAAGCAAAGCAAATTCTAATTGTGATGGTGGTATATCAATACCAATGATTCTATATGTGATTATTACATCAAATTGGTTTTCATCAAAGTTAGGATCAACTTTGACATCAATTATTTCAACTCTAGGCTCATAATTTTGAAGACAATTCTTAATTTCGTCTTTAATTGATATTGCAGTGATATCATCTACATTTTCAAAAAGTATTTCACTTACACTTGACCCAAAATCAGGATCAAAGAACTTTTCACCAGGTGTAGTCAGTACAATATTACGCACAGCTCTCGCTATTGCATTCTCATTCTTCAAAGCGATCAAATCACCACTCAAGGGATTAAACT